GTCCTTACATTATATCCGTAAACGAAACGGGACAAGAAGGTAGTAAGATAGAGATATTTCTATGGAATGGTACAGGTTCAGCACCTACTACACCACAATATACACTATCTAAATTAATACCCGCGTCTAATAATACGTTAACGACCTACGATATATCCCCATATATTAGAGAGTATTTATCATTTGCTACAAGACAGGATCCAACAGCAATCACAACGTTAAGTACAAGCCAATGGTGCAACGTTAGAATTAAGCGTTATAAATTAGATGTTACTACATATACGCTATTAAATACTACAGATTACTACGCGTTTGACGGATATACTTATTACGAAAGTGGAAGCAATGTAGATTTAGGGAATTATTTACTAGAAAATAAAACATATTATTATAACGAGGGGACTTATTCAGGTCAGATAAATTTATTCTTATCTTATTACAATGTTTATGATGGTGGTGATTATGTTCTTTATACTAAACCTGACTTAAGCGGTTCAACTACTTTGTCTGCTTCTAGTCAAGGATGGAGATGTATACCTAGAGTTCATCCATCGTATACAGCCACGGGAAATATAGTAAAAGTATATACAGCATATGGTGTGTTAAAAGCGACATATACATTTCTTCCAATTTGCGAGTCGAAATATACTCCTGTAGTGATTGATTTTATTAATCAGCATGGAGCTTGGCAAAGAGAGTTCTTTTTTAAGGCGTCAAAGAATACGCTAGCAATAGAGTCGAATGATTATAACGTAATGCAGAGTTCGATAACTAGCTACGATATCAAACAAGGTCAAAAGAAATCATTTAATACCAATGCTAAGGAGACAATTTCTGTAAATAGCGGTTATGTAAATGAAGATTTTAGCTCAAACATTAAGCAGCTTATAATGAGTGAACGTATATTGGTTGATAATAAGCCTGCGATATGCAAAACAAAGTCATTAGAGTTAATGAAAAACATAAATAATCACATGATTAACTATAGTTTAGAATTCGAGTTAGCTTATAACACTATAAATGCAGTAATATAATGAAGAGAATTGTAGACATATACGTTGAAAGTATCAGTGGGAGTGGTGACTATTTAAAATTAGAATTGTTTAATGATGAAAAAATTGAGCTTACAAGTACGATTCAGAATATACAAGATATTTCTAAGGTATACACCGACTTTACACAATCGTTTACCATACCAGCGAGTACAATTAATAATTCCATACTGCATCACTTTTATCAGTCGGATGTAAATATTACTAATAACGAATGGAATTTCAACTTTAGAATTAGAGCAAGAATTGAAATTGATTTAGTCCCATTTAGAACGGGTACTATCATGATGGAGAAAGCCAATATAAAAGATGGACGTACGGATAGTTATACGATTACTTTCTATGGTGACTTAGTAAGTCTTAAGGATAAGTTTGGAGATGCTAAGTTAAGCGATTTAGATTTTACTTCATATGATATTGAATACACTGGCACAAATGTAATTAATAGAGTTAAGTCAAGTACATTAGAGAATGTGATGTTTCCGTTGATTAGTTCTAAAAGATTATGGAGCTATGGAGATGGGGCTAGTACAGATATTAAAACGAGTAAAGGTTCGATTAAGAATGACGAATTATTTCCAGCCTTAAAAGTTGCAAGGATATTAGATGCAATTCAAGCAAAGTTTGACGTTGAATTTAATTCACAGTTCTTTGTAAGTACAAATGATAAGTGGGAAAAGTTGTATTTATGGTTAAAGAATGAAGAACAATATACAAGTAAAACAAGTTCTACACCAGTGAACATTGTCGCGCCAAGCGGACAAACTATTGTCCCTGGATTCACTATGTATCCGTATTCTTTATCCCCAGTTCATTACACTGGATTTTCAGGGTTTTATTTTGATGGTTCCTTCTTTACTTGTAAATCAGTAGGAAACGTGACGAATCCTTTTGGTTCGGGACTTGTGTCAATAGACGCTCCAACGTTACAAATATCCGTACAAAGTGTTTCAGACGCTACAATTGAATATTACATAGACTTATATAAAGATGGCAAAGTTGTTAAAACAAAGACGAGTAAAGGTAAATTTTCCCCGTCAAATTTCTATACTTTCGCGCCTTCAGATAATGGAAGTGTATTTTTCTTTAGAATAAGAACTAAGGCGCCAATGACGTTAAACTTAAATGCTACTCTAAACTATAAATATTATAATAATTATAATCAGCCAATAGTTATTCCTTCAACTACCACTACTACAAAAACGGATTTAAGTTCCAAAATGCCATCGATGACGGTTGCTGAATTCTTTAGCGGGTTGCTTAAGATGTTCAACGCTACTTGTTATGCTACGAGTGTAGATGTGTTTACAATTGAGCCTTTGGATATGTGGTATAATGGTGGTAACATTTACGATATTACAAACTATACAGATATAGATTCTATTGATGTTGAAAGAACAAATGTATTTAAAAAGTTATCTTTCAAATACCAGAAGTCAGAGTCTTTTATGAATAGGGAATATTACGACAATGGAATAATGGAGCGCGAGTATGCAGATACTAATTTGACCTTATCAAACGAGGGTACGGATTATAGTGTCGAATTGCCATTTGAAAACTTGTTGATGAACAATCTAAACTTAGATGACTTTCAGGTTGGGTATTGCTTAACAAAAGGTCCTGACTTTAAATCTTACATTCCTAATCCAGTATTCTTATATTTTAACGAAAGGATTAACGATACTTTATACATGAATAATGGCACTACAGCAACGTTATGCAATGACTTTAATATATTCAGTAATGTATTAGAGTCAAATGGTGGCTTATATTCTCTTACATTTCATCCTGAATCAGACGTTAAAAGCCCTAATGATGAGCTAGTAAATAATTTATATTCTATGTACTATAGTAACTACCTAGAAAACCTATTCAATCCTAAATGTAGACTTATAAGAATTAAAGCACACTTCCCTTTGTCATTAATCACGAAATTACGATTGAATGATAGGTTAATAGTGCGAGATAAAAGATATATTATCAACGAACTTAAGTCTGACATTACAAGTGGGGAAGTCAGTCTAACTTTAATTAATGATTTTAGACCAATGCTTAACGATGCCATTACTCCTACAATAGTTATACCAAGTGGTGGTGGCACCGTTACAATTCCTTATAAGGTTCCAAACGGGGTGATTAGCACAACGTTTTCATCTGGGGTTCCAGGTACTACAATATCCCCAGGAAGTACAACTACAGATGCATCTATTGAAGTCACAGCGCCTGTAAACCCGTACACACCTACTTCGATTTGGACCGAAAGCACAACGGATGTTATAATAACAGATGATGGATGGGGAATAGTAAACGAAGAGGGTTTTGGAGTTGTAATACCTATCGACGCGACTAACTTAAATAATGATGGTACAAGTTTTACAAATACAATTAATTTATTACAAGAATGATAGAGCAAATAATAGCACTTTTAAAGATAGATAATTTCTACGGAGTAAGTGAAAACATAGACATTGCAAAGGGAAAATATCTATTATCGGATAGTTTTCGCGTAAACTACAAACAAGGCAAAAGAGAGTTATTATTGAAAGCAAAGCACAATGGCAGAAAAGAAAGTAATTGAACTAGAAGTAAAGACCAATGCGCAATCTCTTAAAGCACAGTTAAGAGAAGCGCAGAATGAAGTTAATGCACTTTCTGAAAAGTTTGGTGCTACTTCTGACCAAGCTATTAATGCTGCTAAAAATGCTGCGAGATTAAAGGATGCGATAGGAGATGCTAAGGCTTTAACTGACGCTTTTAATCCTGATGCTAAATTCAATGCACTAAGTAATTCCATAGGTGGTGTACTTAATGGATTCCAAGCATTTGAGGGTGCGCTTGGATTGGTTGGTGTTGAAGGAGAAGCTGTTCAGGCAACATTGTTGAAAGTACAATCTGCAATGGCATTATCTCAAGGCTTGCAAGGACTTGGGGAAGCTAGAGATTCGTTTAAACAATTAGGTGCCGTAATCGGTCAAACTGCTTTAGGTCAAAAATTACTTACAGCAGCGCAAATAGTAGGTGCTGCAACTATGCGTGTTCTAAACGCTGTAATGGCTGCAAACCCAATACTCCTTGTAGTTGGTGCCGTAGGTGCTTTAGTTGCTGCTTTAGAAATATTAAAAAGAGGGCAAGATGATGCTGCTAATAAACAAAGGGAATTAAATAGACAATTAGAATATACTAAAAGATTAGAGAAAGAAAGTATAGATGCTACTTCTGAACATGTTAACGAATTAAAGAAACAGCACGAAAACAAGCTAAGATTAAAACAAGCTGAGGGAGCTAAGGATAGTGAGTTAACAAAAATAGAGATTGACAATAAAAAAGAGATATTAAGATATTACAACTTAGTTTACCAAGGTGGAGCAAAATTAAATAAAGATCAATTAGCAGATGCAAAACAATTAAGAGAAGATATAAAAATATTACAAGCTCAACAGCTAACTGATTTAAAAGAAAATAATCAAAAAAAGTTAGAAGAAAATAAAACTAGTAATAAAGACCTATACGAACAAGACAGAATAGATTTAATAAATCAAGAGCAAGATGACATAGCAAGAGGTATTTTAGCTGATAATGCAGAAGTTGAAGCGGATAGATTAGCAAAAGGAAATAAATTAAAATCAGAGGAGGAGTACTTTGGTTTATTAGTTGAGCTAGACGATCAAGCGAGAGAAGAAAAGAAAGCAAAAGACGCAGAAGATTTAGCAAATTCAAAATTAATTTCAGCTGCAAAGTTTGACATAGCAAGAAATACCTTTTCAGTAATTGGTGATTTAGCAAAGTCATTTGCTGGCAAGTCAGAGAGAGAACAAAAGAGAGCGTTTAATATTCAGAAAGCGGCTAATATTGCTGGTGCTGTAATGGATACTTATAAGGCTGCAAATGGTGCTTATGCCTCAATGTCAGGAATCCCTTATGTTGGTCCGTTTTTAGGTGCTGCGGCTGCGGCTGTTGCTATTGGTGCAGGTATAGCAAACGTTAACAATATTCGTAATCAAGAATTTGGTGGGGGGGCAAGTGCTAGTTCAGCTCCATCTAGCACAGGTAGTCTTGGTGGTGGTGGTGCATCTAATAACCAAGCAATAACACCGAACTTTAATATTATAGGCAACCAAAACCAAACGCAATTAGCACAATTAAATCAAGCACCCGTTAAAGCGTATGTTGTAGGTTCGGACGTTACGACACAGCAAATGTTAGATAAGAAAAAAATACAAAACGCTACAATTTAAGTTATAATAATATGGAAAAGTTACAGAACATAGAGCTTACAATTAAGGACGAGAAAGAGCAAGGTGTATTTGCAATTAGTTTTGTAGACAGACCGGCGATTGAAGAAGATTTTATTTTACTTTCTGAAATGGAAGTGCAAATGAAAGTTATCGACGAGAATAAACGTGAGGTAATTGGTCTTGCATTGGTACCTGAAAAAAAGATTCTTAGACGTATTAAAGATAAAGAATTCACGGTCTCATTTAGTGCTGAAACAATTGCTAAAACACAAGAGCTTTACATGAAGAAATTGTATGGAAACAATGTAACTATAGACCATGCAGAAAACGTTGAGGGTGTTGCATTAATTGAATCATGGATTGTTGAAGATACTAAGAACGATAAGTCTAATATCTACAAACTTAATGCACCTGTTGGAAGTTGGGTTGTAAAGATGAAAGTTTACAATGAAGAAGTTTACCAAGGCATTAAAGATGGCAAGTTCAACGGATTTAGTATTGAAGGTAAATACGATGGCTTAGAGCAGTTAGAGATGCAAGATGACATCATGAATGAGATTAAAGACTTACTAGAAAAACTATGAGTTTATATCCACACTATGTAAGATATAATGATTCGACACATATTGAGTCTACAAACTATTTGTATTTTGATGATGGTTCGGACGAGTTACGCAGAATATTAAGAAGTAAATTCAATTCATTTCTAAATTATTACGACCATTTAGGAACTAGCGTAACAACCATTACGACAACTAACTTTTATAAATTAAACACAACTACTACGTTAGGACTTTATAACGATAATTTTCAACATACAAATAATAGAATAACAAACTTAAATACTAATAGAAATTGCAAATTAGAAGCATCTGTTTCAGTTACAAGTGGAAATAATAATATACTTAATTTTGCTTTTTATAAAAACGGGGTGATAGTAGATTCTAGTGAGATGGATGTTACTTGTTCATCAAGTGGTAAAGCATCAACAATTCACATACAAACAATAGTCAATTTAGATGTAAATGACTATGTTGAAGTATGGGTAAAAAATCAAAGTTCAAACAATGTTACTTTGGTTCATTTAAATGTAATCATAACTGAAATATAAATGGAAAAAAAAGTAAAAGTTTCAAGGTCATCACCAAAAGGCGGTAAAAGAGGGTGTCTATGTAAGGATGGAAAATACTCTACTGAATGTTGTGACGGATCACTACAAGCGCAAGGGATTGGAAGCGAGTTAGGACAATCCACAGCAACTATCAATCACGTTGTAGTTGAACGAGTTATCTCTGAATCTAGGGGGTAATTTAAAACAAAGTATTTAATAATTAGTTAATAATATATGGAAAAAGAAACACTTTTAAAAAAGGTTAAAAACTTTCTTATTGAACTTACAGGTTTAGAGCCAGAAGTTTTAGAAACGAAGTTAGAAGACCAAGTATTGCCTGATGGTATCACAACCATCCAAGCAGACGCATTCGAGCCAGGAAAAAACGTTTTTATCGTAGTCCCTGATGCTGAACCTGTGCCCCTTCCTGTAGATGAATATGAATTGGAAGATGGCAAAATCTTAGTAGTAAAAGTTGAGGGAGTTATAGACTCTATCCTTGACGAAATGCCTACTGAAGAGAACACTGAAGAAGCAGAAACAGAAGTACCTGTTGAAGCTGAAAAAACACCTGAACAAGCGAAAGTAAAAAAGATCGTACGTTCACAAGTTGAAGAGCAACATTTCTCCGCATTAGAAGAAAAGATTGCAGAGTTAGAAGCTAAGATTGTAGAGCTTTCTAAGGTTACAGAAGAGGTGGTTGTAGAGCTTGCAGAAGAGCCTAAACCAATCCAGTTTAATCCTGAGAATTCTCAAACAGTTCAACACATCGACTTAACACCAGGTAAAGCGAGGAGTATTCGCGACAACATTTTAGAAACAATTTATAAATAAAATAAACAATGGCTACAACAACTTCATTAACGACTACATATGCTGGTCAACATTCAGGAATGTGGGTAAAAGCTGCTTTATTGAGCGGTAACACATTAGCAAACGGAGGTATGACTATCATGCCTAACATCGCTTACAAAGCGGTAATTAACAAATTGAGTACAGATGGACTTTTAGCAAATGCTAGTTGTGATTTCTCTGCTACTTCTACAGTAACTATTACAGAGCGTACATTAACTTTAGAGAATTTCCAAGTTAATTTATCTTTATGTAAAAAAGATTACATCACTTCTTGGCAATCTGAAGAAATGGGGTATTCTGCAAACAAAGTTTTAGCTAAATCTTTTGCTGATTACTTGCTTGCATTCGTAGTAGAGAAAGTTGCTGCTGCGATCGAGACATCTATTTGGAATGGTGTTAATGCGACTGACGGACAAGTTGCTGGTATCATGACATTGTTAACTGCTGACGCTGCATTACCAACTGGGAACGAGGTGGCTGGAACAACTGTTACTGCGTCTAACGTTATCGAAGAGCTTGAAAAAATTTACAAAGCTATCCCTGCTGCAGTATACGGAGCTGACGATTTGAAAATCTATGTATCTCAAAATATCGCTAAATCTTATATCTCTGCATTAGGTGGGTTTGGTGTTGCTGCTACATCTAACAACGGTACTGATAATAAAGGTACACAATGGTACACTAACGGT